GGGGGTAAACCGTGGCAGATCGCAGTGATGAGAGCAACTCAACCGACAATACGCGCGGTATGATCGCAAACTACCTGCAAAAGCAGGGTCTGCCTCTCACGAACGCCAACTATGCGCTCGCACTCAAGCGGAATGCGGAATCCCCCGGCAGTATCCCCGGTTTGCGTAACATGGACACCGTTACGAGTGCAGGTGACCCCGGTTTCGTCGGGCCGTCGCAAAAGCGTGGTGGTGGCGGTGGGGGCGGCAAGTCTGCACCATCTAAGCCCACAGGCGCAGTCGCCGGGCGTCAAGACCGCAGTGACAACCGTGAGAACGCAGCAGTGCGCGGTGGTAAGGCGCAACCGCCGCAACAACCGCCGGAAGGTGGGTTGTCGAGCGGTAAGCTGGACAGCAGTGACCTTGCAGCCATGCTACTCGGTGGTGGTGCGCTTGGTGCTGGTGCGTATGGTATGAATCGATACATGAGTCGCCCCAATCCGTTGCAGGTTGAGGGTCAACCGGGTGAGGCGCCGTTGCGTGTCGGTGAGACGCGTCCACCGGCCGCACCACAAGGCGAGGTATACGGTCCACCGGAGCCGCCGTACGGTCCCCCGGCGCCACGCGGTACACCACCGGGTGTGGGTAGCGATGGCATGACTACTGCGATTGATACAGCGGTTGCAGAGCCACCGGCACGCGCACCGAGTAGCGATGGCATGGGCAGTGGTCAGTTGCGTGCGCCACCGACTGTTAACTCGCCGGTTACGGGCAGTGTGCCAGTGACACAACCAACTGTTGGCGCTACACCTGCGCCAGTAGCAGCACCACCTACCGAAGAGAGTTACCTCGCGAAGCTCCGCTCACTTCTCGGTGCGAGCATCGAAGCGCCGAAGCCCGGTATGCTACGCCCACGCACGATCCGCCCATGAGTGAACTACCGCACAGTGCCACTCCCCTCGTTCTTGCTGACGGCAGAGTCGTTCTTCCGTCTGGCGTTGTTATACCTAGTAGCACGCAATCTACCGAGGTGCCGTCAGTTCAGGGCGTGGGTGCGGAGGGCATGGCACAGGCGGTAGAACGGCCCGCACCGAACCTCGCCTCGATACCCGTGCGTAAGATCAGTGATCTACCGGACGTGCCGCGCGTGATGAACGCTATCAACGTGGTGATCGCCTACTCGTTGTTCGGTATGCCCGACAGTGAGATATGCGCGGCAACGGGCATCACGCAGGAGCAGCTAGAGAAGCTGCGTGGTGGGGACGCGTATGACAGCATGCGCGGAAGTATCGTGCGTAGTGTGCTCGATGCAGAGGCACAGAGCGTGCGTGATCTGTTTCAGCAGCAGGCGAGGGTCGCAGGCAGTGTTCTTATCGATAGCATGCATAACGGGAGCCGCAGTGATCGTCTTGCTGCTGCTCGCGACCTCTTGGACCGCGCAGGGCATCGTCCTGCGGATGTTGTAGAGCATCGGCATCGTGTAGAAGGGGGACTGATCATCGAAGTCGTGCGTAAGGACGAACGCGAGAACATCCCGACCATAGAGATGGAGGTTGTGTAGTGGCTGAAGCAGTGAAGCAGACGCAGGCTGAGGTGGACGCACAGAGCGCAACGCGTAGTGCAGAAGGTGGTCCCGACGAGATCACCGTGCCTACGGGGCCGCAGAATGGCCCGTTGTCGCCACATGGTGGTAACCCGAACCCACACCTCGATGCGTGGGCTAAGGCTACGATGAACCCGCCCGAAGCGCCGCCCCCGCCCGAAGGTGGTGGTGGTGAGACGACGCGCGGTGCAAAGAGTGACGACGATAAGGTCTATCAGCCGGAACAGCGCCCATCGTTCAGGGACAATGACAAGGATAAGCGTAAGTGAGCTTCCGTGCGTCTGTGACCTTCATAGCACCTGGGGCACAGACGATTGCGCTGCCCGTGATGAGTGATCTCAGCGGCAACGCGATTGGGTCGTGGTGCTACCACACGCACATGCGTATCTCACCGGGCACCGGTACTACGCAGGTGCTGATGACGGTCGATAGCCGACCCGGCCTCGTCTACAGCATCGGTGCAACTCCCACTGGTAGCGTGTTCCCGATCCCCATTGGGGCGCGCACCATTGTAGTGACACCGAGCGGTGGTGGTGCCGGTGTAGAACTCGGTAGCGACAGGTGACCGCTAGCGGCAAGCGTTATCGGATGGTGGATGGCGGTATGCAATACCGCTTCCACCAGTCGATGTCTAAGGTGCAGTTCATCGGTGGTGGGTTCGGTAACGGTAAGACCGCTGCTGCGTGTGTGAAGGCGCTCAAGCTGTGCAAGGACTATCCTGGCTGCAATGGCTTGATCGCACGCTCTACCTATCCCAAGCTCAACGACACTATTCGGCGCGAGTTCCTGTTGTGGTGCCCAAAGGCGTGGGTAAAGCGCCTGCCTACGAAGGACGACAACACGCTCGTGCTAAAGAACGGCAGCACCGTCAACTTCCGCTACGTCGCGCAGAAGGGTAAGGAGAGTGAGGAGAGTAAGAGCAACCTGTTGTCGGCGACGTATGACTGGATCGTGGTCGATCAGATGGAAGACCCAGAGTTTAGTCACAAGGACTTCATGGATCTGCTCGGCCGACTTCGCGGTAACGCCGACTATGTGGGCGATGATAGTAGCATGCCTAAGTATGGACCGAGATGGTTCATCGGTACACTGAACCCGACGCGTAACTGGTGTTACCGCGAGATCATCAAGCCGCTACATGACTTCCGTAAGGGGATCATGAACCAGAAGCTGTTGTGTGAGGTAGATGATCAGGGTAACCCAGTCTATGGCGCAGATGGCAGACCCACGCCCATCATCGAGTTGTTCGAGGGCAGCACGTATGAGAACGTGGACAACGTGGGTGAAGACTACATTCGCACGATGCTGGCGACGTATACGGGGTCGATGCGAGATCGGTTCGTCTTCGGGAAGTGGGGCGCCCTCAGCGGTCTTGTGTATCCACAATTCGATGAGACTGTGCACGTGCTTAGTGCTGACACAGTCGATACGTATCTGCACCAACTGCGGCTATCAGGCTTCGAGCCCACGATTGTCGAGGGATACGACCACGGTCTCAGTAGACATTCCTGCTATGGTCTCTTCTTCGCGGACGACGAGGCGAACGTGTTCCTGCTCGACGGCTTTCGTGTCGCAGGACAAACGATTGCTGCAAGTGCAGCGCGAATTAAGCAGATGCGCCTTGCACACGAGGTCATCGGTGACGAGTGCGCCCCTATCTTTGCGGACCCCGACGTCTTCCGTCGTAAGTCTGGTAGCGCAACGTCCATCGGCATAACTGTGGGCGGGATGTTCGGTGAAGAGGGCATCCGCATGCAACGGGGCAACAACGACATCGAGAGTGGGATCGCGAAGAACTGGCAGTATCTCACGCCGCTGATGGGGCACGAGAACCCGGTCAGTGGGCTGCGTCCGTCGCCACACTTCTATGTGGCGGATCGCTGCTCATGGTTCATCGATGAGATGACCGAGTACTACTTCCAGCGGGATGGCAGTGATGACATCACTGACAGGCCGACCGACCGCAACGACCACGCGATGGACATGTGGAAGTACGCAATGACTGCACGCCCGCGCCTTGCTAAGTTCGTGGGGCGTGCTGATGCACCACCCGCATGGATGGCGTGGAGTGAGATCGAACGCGGTGGCGTGAAGACGTTGCCGAGACATAAGTAGGAGATTGCAGTGGCAGGACCAGTCAGCAACTACGCACCCGAGATCCAGGCTGCGCTTGATGAGCATCTTGCGCTGCGAGAAGAGATGCAGCGTAAGCACGCCACGATGAGTGATGCCCAGCGTGATGAGTATGATCAGCAGCGCATCCAGACCGAGGCCGAGTCACAGGCATATGCGCCGAACGACCCAGAGGTCAGTGATTACGTGCAGCAGTGGAATAAGCTACGCGCGATGGCAGCGGCGGCTAACAACGAGCGAGAAGGCTCCGCGCCTGAGGTCGATCCACTAGCACGCGCGCACTATGCGGGGTTCTAGATGAGCGACACACTCACGTGAGCACCGGCACATTCGATAGCATCATTCGTGGCGTGCTCGATGGTGCCGGGAAGGATGAAGACCTGTCGCAGCAGTATAACACGCAACTGTCGCCCGAGCAGGAGAAGGCGTTCCAGCAGACGCCATATGCACGTGATACGTATGACTACGATGCACGTGGTGAGTTCGCTGCGGGTAGCAATCGAGACAACCCCACGGGGCATGGGCGGGACACGTTCAAGAAGCCGAACCATCCGACGTTCAGCACCGGATCACAGTACAGCACCGGCAACGAAACTGGTGGTCAGTGGATCGACAACGGCGATGGCACATGGGGCTTCATGCCTAGTGCGACGAACGACGATCATATGTCACGCAAGGCATTGCTTGAGTATATGAGGGCATATGAGCCATATACGCGCGTTCTGCCGCAGCGGAGATAGAGAT